CCAACCATTGAAGCATCCATTAAGAATGTAAATGGTTTAGATAAATCTTCTTTTAGATTATCTGTTGATACAAATGCACAATTGTTAAGGGCGGCGTATAAACCTCGTTCTTCTGTGATTGGTGTTCCCATAGCCCATAGACCTCGGCCAGGTGGCAAAAACTTCATATTGAATATTCTGTCGTACATCTCTTGTGCCGACCTTTGAGCTTGCCACGCATTCCACCCTAAATGATGTGATTCTATCCATTTCTTCTGCATGTTGTAAGTACCTTCAACAACTCGTTGAACGGTTTCCCACCACATTTCGTTTTTCCCATCATCTTTAATTCTTGAATAAGTTCTCATATAAACAAGTTCACCCAATCCATTAAAACCGAATGGTGCTCGTTTTCTTTTATATCCGTCTATAAAATTATCTGATAAACTAAATCTTTTGTATTCCATCGTCACTCCTACTCCTATTTTTTAAAAACAAAGATTGGTTCATACTTATGACCTTTACCCGCTATAGAAGACAAGGTTAATTTTAAGGTCTTTTCATATTTAAGTCCCAAATCTTTACATATTTTCATTGTTGCATTTTCTATATTTTTTCCACTACTCGTGTTGGCTATATTCATTAACATATAACCATTGTCTTTTAATCCACGATAGCAATTATTTATCGTATCATATAAAAACCCACTAATCCACCCATCTTCAGTAGGATACTTCAGATAGCTTTGAGTGGGTTCGTTACTATATTTTTCCGTATCAAAATACGGAGGTGATGTAAAACATAAGTCGATTGAATTTGTTTCAGGTTTAAAAACTTCACTGCCCGCTTTATGTAACTCAATTTCCGTATATAAATATTTAAAATCATTTTTTATCTTCAATAAACCTTCAAAAGTTTTTGAAGAAGGTTCAGTTCCTATGTATTTTTTTATTCTTTTAGATGACAATGCTCCCAACAATCTTCCACCCCATCCAGAAGACATATCCCAAGTTACACCATCACCACCATAAGTATCATATATATATTTAGCCGCTGTTGGTCTAAAATTTGATACTGATGATATACCATTATATATCTTTAAAGATTGTCTTATCCTATTCATTGACATTCTACCATCTTCGTGTTTCACACACCAATCATAACATTTACTTATTGTCTTTTTAAATTCATCATCATCATTAAAAACATCCATAGGTGACATCTTTGAATTTCCACATTGTACTTCCCAAGAATGAGGAAAGTAAGACCACGCTAATCTCAATGAATGCATTGTTTGTTCTATCCTATCATCATCTTTTAATATTTCATCAGTATCAAACTTACAAAGTTGTTTCATATGTTTATGTTTTTCATCTTCTGTTATTGTATAATATGGAAATCCATATTTTCTAAAATATTTTAAAACTACTTCGACACAATAATCTTTTTCGTGTTTACCAACATTATGAGTCACTTCAGAAAAATCTAATTCATTTTGTTCGTAATCAAAAAAGTTTCCTAATACTTTATGGTCTACTTGTAATTTCATATTATACTTTATCAGATTTCCACGAATTATATTCAGGTGTTGAAAATTCTTGATTAATAAGTTCATCCGCATTTTTATTTTTTCTTAAAGAACCAATATGTTCAATCACAGATATTCTTGAATCAATACATTCAAGTAATGATAGTGGTTCTTCTCGATATGATGTCTTTTCCAATTCTGAATCTTTCATATTATCATTCTGAAACCATTTACCTTTTATTTTACCATTCACTCTTAATTTAGGTTTATATCCATGATGTTTAAATAATGAAACTCTATCATACCAATCCTTTTGAGTTCTTGGAGTAGCCTCATTACACACTTTACTTGGACAATAAGAATATACTTCAACTTTACATAATTCCAATATACTTTTTTTGACACTATCTGTAGCCTTATGTCTAATCATATCAGAGAATGAATACTGATGTTTACCTTTAGTATAATAGATTGTATCATCAGACGCCATTAGATGAAACCATTCAGTAAAATCTTTAACAAATGTTTTCCATTTATTTATTTTTATTTCTTTTCTTCTCATCCAATCCAATGTAAAAAGAACAACATAATAAAAACCTTTACCTAATTGTTTAGTCTCTCCAAGTTTATTATATTCTTTAAAAAATTTATTTATCAATGTCATATTTGATAACCAATTTTTTACATCACTTGGTTTTTCTGACCTATAATCATTGTCAAGTTTATCATCTAATTTATCACCTAAACTTTCATATTTAGTGTACGCATATGTTTTCGCAATAAGTTCATCATCTTCCATTCTTTCTAATTTAAGACCTTTTATTCTGTTGAATATGGAAAAATATTTTTCGGTTACTTCTCTAACTTTATCACTTAAATAACCATATATTCCTGTTCTTATCTCTTGTCTATTTTGTGGATTACCATAGGCCATTCTAACATAAATCTCGTGCATTGTGGCTCTATCAACACTTTCAATAATAACAATGTTTACTCTTCTGTTACTTCTAAACATTGGAAACATTTGCCAAAATAAATAAGTAGCATCACTTCTGTTACCACCTTCGACAGTAATATATGTATATCCCTTATCGTGATAATTTTGGTAATATTCTATATCTTTTGTTAATCCTTTTTTTATACAATATTCTAAACAACTTTTAATGTGAACATATATTAAAGGATTTAAATTTAAAAAAGCTTGTATTGATTCAAACCAATGAACAATTAGGTTTTTACCCCAATTATCCCTTCGATTAAATTTCTTACACCTCACTATTTTTTTATCGTAAATTCTATTTTTCCAATTACTAATTGTTCTACTAATAATCGGAGGTAATTTTGTTAGAGATGAATGCACATTATTCATCTGGTCTTCTATTTCAGCTCTTTTAATAATGTTATCTAAAAAATCTTTTATCATTAATCATCCTCTCCATTATGCCAATATTTATTTTTATCATCATTCTCACCCGCAGTAGTTGTTATTGTCCAATAACCTTCTGGTACTTCTATATGCGTTGGATAATTTGTATCCCAATAACTCATTATTCATCCTCCCAGGCTTCGTTTATATTCGGTGTAGATTTATTATCACCTCTATATCTACCATCTTTTGTTCTTGCTCTTTTTCTTTTCTTTGGTTTTGGTTTTTCTTCTACTCCAAAAACAAGTTCGTTAAACCATTGAACGAACTCTTGAAATCTTTGTAATTCAGTTTTTTCTTTGGCCATTATTCGTCTCCCATTAAATCTTCATATTTACTTGATAACATTTTTTTCATTAAGTTATCTCTGTTATCTATTTTTGTTTGTGTTTCTTTACCATCAACAGTATTCGCTTCATATATTTCTACCTGACCTGTATTTGTATTTACTTTTGCTGGATAAGTTAACCCATCAGGTCCGAATCTATTCTTAATAACATGAAATCTACCTGTGTTTCCAATCTTATCTTCCACTTTTCTACTCAATGATACTACAAAATCTGCAGTCATCACTTTCTGATATGATTCAGCAACCTTTGTAGCCTCAATCACATCTTCGTCAAGAGCACTTCTATTAGCTTGTGAAGCTGTCCATATCGGAACATCAAACTCACCGGCAAGTCCTCTCATATCTTCATAAATATTTCCAAGTGCGTGTCTTACTTCTCTACTATTACTTGTATCTCTTAATATGTCACCATAATCTACAACCACCATATCAAAATCTTTACCCATAGTTCTCAACTTCTGTAAGTGAGCTCCCAATGTATGAACTGATGCAGTTTTTGTTGGAAAATACTTTACAACTAACTCACCTTCAACTTTTTCAACTGCCGCTTTTACATCGTCTATATGATACTTTAAATTCTGGTTAGCTAAACCTGTTAATACAGAATCATATCTTAAACCAACATATGATTCATTTAACTCTAATGTATAGTGAACCACATTAGTTCCCCTTTTCATCGCACCAGCTCCAAGTGCACATAATATCCAAGTCTTACCTATACCAGCAGGTGCAACAATTACACCAAGTTCCCCACCAGCCAAACCACCTTGTGTCAAATCATTTAATACATCCCAAGGCGTTTCAACAGTATCTCTGGCCATTTCAGAATACCTCACATCTATGTCTTCTGCATATTCGTGACCTAAATCTCTTTCAGTACCCGCTTTCATAGCTTCATCCATAAGATTTTTTATAGCTTCATAATCACCATTAGACTCTAATATATCAACTGATTTTATAATTGCATTTTTTAATGTTTGATTTTTAAAGAAGTCAATACATTTATCCTGTACAAAATCTAAATCAGGTGCTTCCATATATCTATAAACTTCTTTTAATGATTCTACCACAGTAGTTTTTAATACATCATTTGTTACTTCATTTACTTTTACTTTAAATACATCAAGTGTAATTGGTTTTTTATATTCGTTAAAATATTTTTTACATTCCTTTACAATCCATTTCAATGAATCATTGTCATAATGACTTTCATCAAGTATATCAATAATTTGTTCAATGAAATTAGGTTTTGTCATTAAACAAACTACTGACTTTATCTGAAAGTTATGACCAAACTCTTGTAATCTATCTGTCACTTAACCCCCTAAATCTATCTAATCTTACAAACTCCATAACCCAGTTATCTAAATTAGGAATTGCAGATGTTAATTTATCCTTTAAAAACATTGTTTGAAATTTATACTTAATCAATTGTGGAACTTTACTATTAACTGCTCCTTGTATTTTCATCTTTGTATGATTTGGTATATCCACATTCTGTAGTTGCATAAGTAAATAATTTCTTTTCAACAAGTTACTGCCTTTTTTTATATTTTCCAAGACTTTTATTTTAGAATCTGTATTATTTACAAAATCTAATAAATCTTTTGCCGTAAAATCTTTATCTTCTGTTATTTGTGGTACATATTTTATTATAGTCTTTAAACCAGCACCTTGAATACCATTTATATTATCTGACTTATCACCGTCTAATATTCTATATGTTAATATGTTTCTTGATGGGATTCCAAACTCTTCCAAAACTTCTCTTTTGGTATATAACTTTTTCTTTGTAGGACTCCACACTTTCACTCTATCATCTACGAGTTGAAGAAAATCTTTATCTGTTGACATTATAAATATATCACTATCTTTAAGTACTTGTTGTGATATGTAAGCCATTGTGTCGTCTGCCTCAATCCCATCTACACAAACTAATGTTAGAGGTAATTGTTCCAAGTATTCAATCAACCTACCCATTTGTTGTTTCATAGATTGTTGTTCATCTTGAGGAGCTGTACCCCAATCGACATTACGATTTAATCTTTGTTTAACTTTACGAGTTCCTTTGTATCCTGGATATATTTTCTGTCTTCTACCACTTCCGTTCTTACCATCGAAGACAACAATTACTCGTGATGGTTTTATAATATCTGAAGTATATCTTAATGACTTTAGAAATCCCATCATACCACCAATGTGTAATCCGTCTTCATTGATTGCAGGATTAACTGCAAACGACCTGATAAATGTATTCAGGCCGTCTACAATCAATACTCTGTCGTTCAGATGTGTAACTGATTTTCGTTCTTCATCTTTAACTTGGTCTAAAAAAGATATAAATTTTTCATTCAAACCTTTATTAGAGTTCATCCACTACCTCATCAGTTTCATTTACATCATCAATACCTAACTCTTTAGAATCATATTTTAGAATACAAGCTTCACAGATTTGATTATAACAAAAATCTTTTAAGTCAGAATTTTCTGTTATTAATTTTTCAAAATCTTTTGATTGAAATTTGTGGTCTTTAATTAATTCACCAGTTTTAGTATCAACTTGTGATATTGTATACCAAGCACCTGATTGTTTAAGTAACTTATGTTCTTTCATTACTAACAACCAACTACCATAGTCATCTATACCTTTATCAAAATATAATGGAAACTCTGCAGTTCTCATTGGAGGACCTAAACGATTCTTAATCACTTGTCCTTTTATCTTGATACCGATGGTATTCTTTTTACTACTATCTTTGATTTGTCCCGCATTTTTGAATCTAACACGAGTTGATGAATGAAATGGAAGAGCCTTACCACCACTTGTAGTCCAGGGGTCTCCAAACATTACACCAAGTTTTTGTCTTAACTGATTTGTGAAAACCAATGCAACTTTTTGACGAGCAATCATTTGAGTAATCTTTCTCATCGCTTTACTTATAATAATTGCTTTTGCAGTTGCCCAACCATCTTTGTCAAAATCAGCATCCATTTCTACTTTCGTAGAAGCGGCCGCTAATGAGTCAACCAAGATTGTTACTAACTTATCATTATCAGATTCTCTAATCTTCGTAACAATTGTTTCAATAGTATCAAATATCTCTTCAACAGTTTCAAGATGTACATATAACATTTTAGATGTATCTACACCAATAGCTCTCAAGAACTCTTGAGATACTGCAGATTCTGTATCAATATAAACTGCTACACCATCTTTCTTTTGTGTTGAAGCTAACAAATGAGAACCTATCAAAGACTTACCACTTCCTTCTAAACCATTTAGTTCAGTAATCTTACCTACGGCAACACCACCATTTGGTCTATTAGAAATAGCAATATCTAACATCGTTGAACCTGTTGAAATAAAGTCAGTAACATCAGTTGGGTTTACATCTTCTTCAAGAAAGTATGCAACTTGTTGATGTTTAAATTGTTTATTCAGTTCATCAGCTATTACATTAGCTAAGTCGTCTTTTTTAGACATATTGTTCTCCTTATGAAATGATGAGGGGTCAGCAGTTTAATCTAATCACTGTTTGAATAAGTGATTCCAGTCACCCCTCAACCATTGATTTATTTATTAACTATTGAACAACTCATCAAATGCATCTTCTACCTTTTCAGTCGTCTTTTCAGTAGACGCTGGAGTAGTTGTTGTATTTGATGTTGGAGTTGTTGAAGCTGCTACACCATTAGATGTTGTAGTTGTTTCAGTACTATCATCACTTGGGTTCAGATAGGTCTGAAGAGCTTCTTTCAAATCATCATAAGATGGTTCTGTATAAAGTTCCTCAAGTTTTGATTGACTATCGAAAATCTTTTCAAGAGTTTCTTTATTTTCAGTAATCGCAGTTTGATTAGGTTTAACTCTTATAGTAGTTTTACCATATTGATTACCAGCTTCAGCAGGTGTTTGTCTTTCAACAACAATATCCCTACCTGTAGTTGGGTCTGTAATATCACCATAATCAGGGTCAGCAATAACACCTAACAATTCTTGATATACAGTCTTTCCAAATCCCCACCATTTAACACCTTCGTGTTCTTCTCCGCGAACAATTACAGGTGCAAAAGTTCTCATTTTAGGTTCAAGTCTTTTACCTTGAATCCATTCGTCTTTTACTCCAGTAGATTTTAGTTTATTCGCAAACTCTTCAACAGGGTCTGGTCTTCCGAAGGAAGCAGGTGAAAGATAAGTTTTATTATTACCAAGTTGGTAATGGAAGAATAACTCAACAAAAGGATTATCCTTATTGAATTTGTAAGGTACTATTCTTATTTGAGTTTTACCTGGTGCAGGTTTCCAAAAACTATCTTTAGTTGACGAAGTCGCCTGTAGTGTTGATAGACGACTCTTTATTTTATTAATATCCATTGATATTCTCCTATGTATTATGTTTTATCGTTTATTATTTATGGTTTATATAAAACCATATAACCTTTATTACTTTAAATATATAGCTAAAATGATATATAAGTCAAGCTTTTTTTTTATTTTTTTATTTCTTCGCATTTACCCCATTTTCCAATGGGACATTCTGCGTAAGCCCAATGGGCTTTTACATTCATAAAACACCCACACTTTAAACATCTACCATCAGCAACTCCTGTTTCTGGATTTACTTGGTCATATTTAAAGAATGGACATTGTCTACAAATTTCTAATCTTTCATCTGCCTTATCTGCGGATACCATCCATTGATATCCTTTAGATTTGGCTCTCATACTTGTCCAAGTATCTTTAACTAAATTTCTACCCATTTGAAACATTGATGGAAATTTTGTTTTAGAAGCTTCTTCTTCCTCTAACATTCTTTCCATCGTTGTAATTCTTTGTAAATCTTGGTCGTCTAAATTATATTCAGATTTTAGAAATGATTCCATTGAAGATACTTTTGAGGAGTCTTCAAGTTTTTTGATAAACTCCTCGTAAGTACCAACATTGTATCCATCATCTACTAAGCTTTGCCAAAGTGAAGAAAACTTTACCCCTTTTGCCATTCAATCTCCTAAAAGCTTTCTATGGTTTTCTTATTTGATTTACTTTTTTGTTCAGATTTTTTTTGTTTTTCTATAGATTGTTTTTTAACTTTTTCAATCTGTGACTGAACTTTCTCATCAACTTCTTTTGTTTTTGGATGTTGTTGAGGTCTTGGTGGTTTGTGTACTGGAGGTACAGGTGATTTTTTACTAAATGATTTAGACCATTCATTATCACCAATAACTTTAGTCATTTTACCATCTTGAGGACCTGAATCCTCTAAAACATAGTATTGAGCTACTAATTTCTGAACATAATCAGCATTAGCGAAAACTGCTACTCTCTCATTATCTTCAATAATGTAGTAATATGTTGTATTTTTATTTGAACCTCTCACATTTCCATTAGCATCTACACCAGTTCTCGGATTGTTACCTGGTGATGGATTAGGATTAGCTTGTTGATTTTTCTGTGCAGCCTGTCCAGCTTTAATCCTCTCAACCGCTTGGTCAAATGTCAAAACATTTGGTAAATGTTTATTATTCGCAGCCCATTCCTCATAACCTTTTTTAAATTCAGCTAATTCTTTTTCATCAGCATTTGCGATGTCCATTGGTGGACGAGGAGGCATTCCTTTAGGTTGAGGTGGTTTTGGAATTTCCTCACCTTTAGCCCATTTTTCAAGAACATCTTTTTCTCTGAATCCACATACTTGATTACCAGTTTCAGCATCAATGAATAATGGTGTTCCACATTGAACTTCATATTTTTGTTTTAATTCATTAGCTCGTTTACCTTCATCAGGATTCATCACATCTAATGTTGTAATGTCATAACCATCGTCTTTTAATTGACTAACAATTGGGTCAGCTTTTTTACACCAACCACAAGAATTACTCATTATATAAACAAGGTCATGTTTTTGTGCAGTTTTTTTAGTTTTACCTGCGGGTTTTGTTTTCGTAGATGATTTTGTTGCCATAACCATTTATCTCCTATATTATCATTTATAACTAACTATTTGATATACTTGTTTACAATATACACATATATAAGTATATAAGTCAAGCTTTTTATTCACTTATTTTTTTGATTTTATATATTCTGGTAGGTATTTTACTTAATCCCTCTGCATTTGTAACCAATATCATATTCCTAAAATTTTCCCAAGGCACTGTAAAATCTTTATCCAATACCCCATTATTTAAATTCTTTATACATTCATTTAATGCATTAATAGTATATAATGTATTTGTATGTTTTTTTCTATGTAGTGAAATAGTTCCTTTTACATCATTAAAATCAACAGTCTTATTTGAATCTATATTATAAGTACATATCAATTCGTCTATGTTATCTTCGTTCTGTAATACATATATTTTATCAAAAACTATTTCGTATGTCGATGATATGATTTTTACTATATCATCTAAATCTTTTTTTGTTGTAAATGTTGCTAATAATTGAGTTTTCATTATTTCCAATCTCCAAAGATAGATGACCAATCTTTTGCATGTAATTTATAATTAGATTTTGAACCTATACCATCCATCTGTCCATTAGTGTATCTTGTAGTTACTTTTATAACGGCTATTGTCTCACCAGTAACTGAACTAGCAACTGTCAGGTTAAATATATACCCAGAGCCAGTATTTTCTAAATCATAATCCAATGCGATATCATTAACTAAAGATTCAAATCTTTCTTCACTTGGAATAAACCAAAATGTTTTACCTGCATTTGCAGCATAGAACATATCTTTCTTACCTATACTTAATTGTCTTTGAAATAAAGTTATTAAACCTTGTTCAATATCATCTTCATTCTCTTTAAAAGCTGCACCAAATATATTATCAAATCTTTTCGTTCTTTTCTTACCCCACGCTGCCCAAGTCCTTGAAATTTTCAATTCTTGAAATTTTCTACAAAAATATCTAAATTTTAAATCTTTTGGTTTACCCATATCAACAGCTTCATATATTATTTCCGCATCTTTTTTAACCAATTTTAACTTTTGATATTTATCCCAATCATTAGCTTTACCTTGAAGTTTGGTAAATAAATCAATAGCTTTTTTTCTTTGTTTAGTATCTAAATTTTTATTTGAGTTGGTATGTTTTTTAAATTCTTTTAATATTAAAGTATTCCAATCTGTAGTCATTCCATCAAATTCACTTTTATATGTTTTCTTGATATAATCCATATTAAAAGTCTTTAAATTTAATGCTTTTCCAAGTGTAGTAACAGTTAGATTCTTAAGTTGTCCTTGTTGATATTTTAAAGAAACACCTACATCGTCATACTTAGCAAAATTGGCTACTATATCAGCCGCCCCATAGTCTGATGAATCGTTTGTTGGACCTGCCCACCACACAGCACCTTTAACATTACCTAAATTCTTTTTGATTTTTTTAGCTAATGCTATAGCATCTTTTTTCAATGTATCAAATTTAGCATGAGTAGAATTATCCATATACTTTTCCCACTCACCAGTTTTATACCAATCTCCAGGAACTCCAGCTTTAACTTTAGTTCCCATATATTTTTTCATATCAACACCATTATTGACTTGACTCATATCAACACCAGAACAAGCTAATGCCGTTAATACTTCGTGATAAAATGTGGTTGGATTTTGTCCTTTATGAACAGTTAATTTTTGTTCTTCTTCTTCATTTAATAAATTACTCATTAAACCATCTATAAACTCATTAGGAAATCTTTTTTCAATTAAAAGATTTTTAAGTTCTACTAAATGTGAAGGATTATTGTGGTTGGGTGAACCATCGTTTACTCGCCAAGACCATTCTTTGACTATATCTTTTGGTAAAAATTTCATATCTTTATAACCTTTTTGTAATGTTGTCTAATTTACTATAAGTATAACCCATTTTAATTTTTGTTAAATAATTACCTTCTTCTAAAATAGTTTTTACTTCACTCAATGTATTTACTCCATCGTTTTTACTGAAATCAAACAGAAAACTATCGTAACCATACAAAATTAAATTAGTTTGTTTATCTTCTAAATATTCTTTTAACTTTAATATTTTTGTAATATTTTTTTCAGTTTCCAAAGATTGTATTAAATAATTAAATAATTTATTTTTATTCATACTATCATTATTGGATTTTGTTATTTTCCTATTATAAATATCAGTTAATATATAATTACGGTCATTAAATTCACTCCATTTTAAATTAATAAAATCTTGTACTTTATCAAAAAATGGAACTTTTTTTCTAATTTCTTCTGTTATACCACCATAAAGTAGTTTAAATGATATTTGTTTAGATTCTTCATATGTTGAACCATAAAAATCTGCAAGATGTTGATGTACTGATTCATCGTCAAATTTATAGTCAACCAACTCACCGATAAGTCTTAAATGATAAGCATCAAAATCATATTCTACAAGAGTATCATTTTGAGGTATAAAAACACTCCTTTTTTCAGGTGGTAGTGCTGCAAAGTTAACACTTCCAAATGAATTACTTGGACGACCAGTCGATGTCCATAGATTATATTGTGAATATAATTTCCCATTAGATATATGTTTTCTTACTCTTTCATCAAATACATCACATACATCATCTGTAATTTTTATTCCGTGTTTTTCTATTGAAGAAAAAGCTTCTATTACATCACTATGATATTTACTATCATTTACTTGACTAAATGATTTTATCATCTCATCAAAAACTTTATCACAATACTCTTTATGTTTAGTAAATGGTATGATTTCATTAAGTTTTTTTGCATTATAATACTTACTATGGAAAAAATCATATGCATTTACTCTGATATTTTCTAAATCCAAAGGTATATTTTTGTCCCACCAATGTAAATAATTGACATCAATTAATCTCGTATTTGGAAATATATGTTTTATTTTTTTAACATCAGGTGTAATATAAAAATTATTGTGGTCATCTACAATCTCATCAATCGATTCTTTGTCTCCACAATCAGGATGATTTATACATATCATTCTACCTTCAGAATCTCCCACATGCCTTACATATAGTAGGGATAAATCATTATCTTTATGTAACGGATGTAAAAATGCATCCGAAAATATTGGAATTAAAATTTTCATAACCATTTAATATACAAACTTTTAATTAAAAATCAAAGCTTTTTTTTTATTCACAATAAGATGGGTTAGGTTCACAACTATCAGAACCAGACCAATCAACGAAACAAAGTTGTCTACTTCTTAAATGTGAACATTCGTTTCTACCCTCATTAGGGTCTGTAACCCAATAACCTGAAGCTCCATACTTATCAACATCGTAATATGTTTTATGTAACCTACCTACTTTATTTGATATATTTTCTCTCATTTCGTACATATGAGTTAAAGTAGAATAGTCTTGACATACTATCTGCATTGTATCATCTGACCAAGCGTCTATCGATTTACAATATGCAGTTGTTTCTGCACAACTCGGTTTAGCACAAGGTTCTTGTACAACTTCTTGTACTTTTTCTACATAGTCTCCACCCAAATCGTCATCTTCTACTGTTGGATTAAATATAGCATTTTGTTCAGCTTCATTAGGTGGATAAGAACAAACTCTATTACCAATTTTTAACTGGTCTTCATCAAATACAACATCTAATCCATTTATCTTACCGTGATTACATCCCCATTCTCCATCGTCACCACCCATATGAATACCATATCCTCCACTTTCATTTCCTGTTATTGTGGCTGTAACTTCTTTTTTAAGAGCATAATCAGCAAATTCATAAGATACACAATATTCACAACACCAACAAGCACTACCATCTTGTACACCATCACAATCAAGTTTTGTTGTTGAATCCCAATTGATAGCATTCGAATCATTACATCCAGGATTTACTAACATATCTGGTTGAATTGACCACCAATTTAAATCATTTTTTCTGATATCATCTATTTGAGCTTTAATATATCCCAAGTCTACCATTTTTTTGGTTGATAAATGAACTGTTGGTTTATATGAAACTGTATTTTTAAATGCATAATCACCTTTCATATGCATTTGAGCTTCAATTTTTGTTATCCAATTACCATTGTTAACTGTGTGTTGAACTTTCATAATAATAAAAAATGCAGATAACCTTTGTCTTTTAGGAAGGTAATCTATTTTAAATCTATTACCAGGTTGTAATCCAGAGATACCATATATTTGAAATGATAATTTATATGGTAGAACAACATCCGCTATTTTATTTTCAACTTTTGAATTTGTTAATTTTAATTTAAAATAATTATCAATATCATCTACATAAACTGGATTAGGAAAATGTCCAACCATTTCAGGGTCAGTATAATCAGGTGTACTTGCCTTAACTTTATCAGTCTCACCAATAACTAAATCAGGTGGTAACATATTTTTTGTCCACTCCTTACCATCGGAATATTCCCAATTTGTCGACCTGGCATCTTGTCCTGGAATCATAGTCATACCCTTTGAATATAACTCGAATAATTGAGTCTGTAACATTTCCTTTTCTTTACTTTTGGTAGGATTAGCATCAGGCGTTGGATAAACAGGATTTAAATAAATATCAACTGTATTTCTCATTAATTTATCACTTGATTCTTTTGTAGCTAATGGGACATGAGTATAATATTGATTCAAATCAGTTGTAGAACTATCTTCCGCTTCTTCCCCTGCACCAGGTGCTGACTGATTTTGTCCTTTAATAGCAATATCTAATTCTGTCTGTGCGGTAACAGGATATAACATTCTGTTAGCACCCATACCTTGAATAGCCATTCTACTAGCCAATGCATTATTAGCTAGTGTCATTTGTAAATCAACTGATGACATAATTGTGTTAGGTGAAAATACTTTAAATTCAAAAATGTCTTCGGCATTAGCAGGATTTGTAGGTGAAGAATTTGAATCTTCACTTTCTTCATTTTCTTCGTTTGCATTATCAGCCAATCTTTTTATAGCCGCTCTATAATTTATATCTGATATAATTAATTGATTATCGGATTGTGCAGGAGTAACTTCTAAATCAAAAATACCAAGAGATTCATCATTAACCGCATTCATTACCTCTCTAAGTGCATCTTTGATATTACTTTTTTTAGAAAAAGATTGTACTACTAAATCAAATCTAATCCACATATAGTCCAATTGAACATATGCCATATCCCATCCAGCAGTAGTAAAAGCTGCATCACCTTGTTCATCCATAGTAGATTCTTCAGAACCAGCATTACCTTCATCATCCGTATACGACTTATACACACTAATATATTCTGATTTAGTTGGATATAAAAAATCAAGTACTTGATATAGTTCTCCACTATTCATACTTTGTCTAGCCATCAACAACTCATCATATGTAACTCGTTCACCTTCAAAATCAAATCGAGCATCCATATCATCAAATCCATCGTATTGAGTTCCAGTCAAATCAGTTAATATTTCCCCTAATTTTTTAAAGGTAATATATAACTCACTATTTCCAGCTTTCGTATAGTTTTTAAATTTTGCATTAGTGTCCATATCTTCATACTGATGTTTATCATCCATCATCATATAATATACACCAGTATCATATGCAATATCAGGAATAAGTGATGTAGATACAGGTCCTCCTTTACCACCATTAAAAATTTTACTTCTTCTTTGAGTTCCAACATAAACAGGTAATGTATTTCTTACATATTGATTACCTAAAACAGTTTGAGTATTTAAGTTTTCAAATCCTTCTGGATTAGTAGCTTTGTAATCTTGTTGTAATCTTTCAAAAAGAGTTGTAGTAACCGCATCTTGAATAGCTTGGTCAATTGGAATACCCGTAGCAGAATCATAATCTACTAATGCATAGTTACTTGAAGTAAATGTTACCGTACAATTAAAACTTCCATCCCCATTAGCTTTAGCATCAAATTTAGTAACTACACCTGATAGTACTTCCAAGTCCCCTTGAGATTCAGATATTAGTCCACCATCACCATAAATTTTTTCGTAAAAATCTTTAAATTTAAAATTTGGGTCTGTTCCTGTACCATCAATTAAACTTTTAGGGTCATATAAAGTAGCGGTATCCCATCCAAAGTCAACAAACACTTTAGCACCTGGTACTAAAAAGTAAGGTACAATAATATTTTCATAGTCATAAAAATTATATACTTTAAAATTTACATTTGTTTCTTTAATAGCACCCATATAACCAGATGTTGACATTTCAATACTCGTTATACCACTACCTGGTTTTAATAATTGATTCTGTCCTAAAAAATCTCCTTGTTTATCATCATCAAATGGATTACTTGAACCTTTCAATAAATTAATGTCTGTATCTGAATAGTCAGTAGCTCTGACATAATCGTGATAAATACTATCACCGATAGAATAAATTGAGATTTTATTTATATTTATGGCACCTGGGTCTTCTTGGTATCCGACAGGGTCTGAAATTGCTTTTTGTTGTAATTCTGATAATGGAGGGTCTAAAGAATAATTCTGAATAGCGACCCACATTCTAGCCCATGGTTTTCTTGAAGAAAAATCACTAACACTTCCATCAAAGTTAGATTTATTTATATCTTTATAGGGATGTTCTGATGTACTATTTGCACCGTGTGAAATAGAATCACCAAATCTTGAACTTTTTTGTAGATTCTGTCGAGCCCTTAATTTGGCCTGTATTGGTTCTGGTATATCTTCACCGAAAAATCTATCATATGTAAAACTTCTAGCCATAAAATAACCTTTTTTTCATTATCCAGGACTACTAAATGCAGTTGTTGATGGAATCCTTATAGTAGTTCCCACTTCAATATTATTAAATTTCAGATTATTAGCTTTGGCTATGTACCACCACAATTGAGAATCACCATAAAATTGTTCAGCTAATAAATCAAATCTATCACCAACCTGTGTTAATACATATATGTCATCTGGATGTTTCGGTATATTTTTATAAAATTTTGTATCTCTTTTTTTTATACCCTTATAATATCCAGAGTTAATAATTCTAATTGGTGCTGAATCATATCTACTTTTTTTATTAGCCATTTATATTTCCTATGTATTTGTTGGTGCAGGATTTACTTTAAATCCATCATCGTTATAATCTGTACCTATTCTTTCAGAATCTGTTACATTATGTACTGCTCCAAGTAATTTTTGTTGTTTACCATAAAATTTAGTTAACATATGTGGAGCACTTGTATGTATGACTTGGAAAGAAATAGCTGCAGTTACATGTTTTGGGACTCTGTTACCTTCCGTGTGTTCCCAAGTACCTGTATCTGGATAACTATAGTTTAAACTTCTAATAAATCCGTGCATTTCATTGTCTTTCTCACCATACAAATCACCGAGTCTAAATAAAACAAGTGGTGGTTTAAATCTAAGCTTTCCAGCATTTGGAAAATTTACTTCATCTTTTAATAATCTTGGATAAGCTAATGATGTAAGTTTTTCCATTTTATGATATATCACTTCTAATTCGTGTCTTGATTGAGCCATTAATTTTAATGTAAATGTTATATCTCTTGTAGTCTTTTCATAATGATAGACTGGTTCATTTCTTCCAATATATTGTTCTTCACCCCAAGTAGGTGCAACATTTTCTGTCAATCCCTCTATAAATCCTCTAAAGAATAAATATGTATCGTCCCTTAAATCTTTAAAATAAAGTGGGTATCCGAACTTAACGGCATCAGGATGTGCATCTGGATAAGCTTCATCAACAGTTTTACCTGGTTTTATAGGTAACAATGTATGAGTGTCACCTAAATTTGCAAAATTTGTAACACCACTTAATGGGTCAGGTATATTACTTGTTAAAGTATTTTGATTAAGATTTCTACTTATAGAACCTGTACCAGCTTCAGCTTCATAATATTCTGTATCATTCCCACCAGCACTTATATATGCACTAATCATAGAACCTAATCCGTCATCACCAGGTATATGACTATATCTTCCAACTTCATATTGGTCTGAATGTTTAATTTTATCTGATGTTACCTGACCATCTTTAGAATATTTTTCACCCCAACCGTCTAATGAAGGTGATGCTGGTTTAGAAGCATCTGGATTTTTTCCTTTATAACTTAAGTTTCTTGGATTATTCCAGGGTGACATTCCACCCGCTTCTGTCTGTAAAAAGTCTTGAGGTAAGAATCTTAAAACTAAATTAGAAAGATTATTCATAACTAAATCTTCAAGTTTTGTAGGAGCTACATTACTTTTATCAGTAAATCCTTCTTTATTTAAAAATCCTCTTACTTGGAAAGCATTACCACCTAAAAATATAGGAGATTTTCCTTCACCATATAAAAGATTAAGAACAGAAAGTCCAGTAGCTATTGCGTTACCAGCTATACTATCACTTGGAACACCAATACCTACAAGTCCTAATGTTGCTTCCCATAATTGCATTTGATATGAATATCTATCTGTTCCGAAAATCATTCCAGCCATTTTACCAAGAACACTATCACTACCTTGACCAGCGGCTAATGAGTAATCATACAATTCAATAGATTTTGTTATTGATTTTTTACTCCAAGTATTTTCTGGACTATCCCAATGAATCCTATTTGTAAACCAAAGATTTTGTTGATTGGCTACAAAAGTTCTACCTGCGTTTGTATCTAACCAATCAGATATTCGTGTAATATCTTCACCATACCATCCAGCAGTTCTATCTTTTGGTTCTCCTACATAAACTTTATATTTGTTTCCGTGTTCTATTCTTGTATCATCATCAGGTACATTATAAACTCTAATTGGATGTTGTGTACCTCCACCCAAATCAGGACTTCCAAATCTAATATCAAGTCTATTATCATATATACCTACCGGATATCCATTAGAGGTATCGTATAAACTCTCAAAAGTTAAATCACCATATCCAAGTTGTTGTCCTGTCAATGCTACTCCATTAATACTCACAGTTCTTACAGGACTATCTTCAGTACCTCCACCAGTAGCACCAAACCAAGTATGATTTGGGTCTAAAAATGGACTTGTGTTTGGAAAATGATTATTACCACCATAATACCAACTACTATTCATCAAATTTATATTATTTGGAGTATCAGAAGTATTATCTATATAACCTGGTATATCACCTGAAGTATATTGATAACTTTCATCAAGACTTCCACTAAAATCATTTACAAAAACTCCACCAGTTGCATCATAATTCGTAAGTGCAGTTTTAGTACTTACATATCCTTGTCCTATTGGGTCAGTCATATTTCCACCATCTGATATTTCTCTAAATGAGTGACTATTATTTCTAAATATAGTGTTGTATAAATTTTCACTATCATTGAATAATCCTCCACCATTAACTAAATCTGGATTTAAAGGGTCATCAAATTTTGTCCCATTATATAAATTTACATTTTTTATTCCAGGTGATGTATGGGATGGTACATTTATTTTAGATTCTCTTGGGTCATACTTATACTCATTGTATCCATCAGGAGTTAGTCCATCATTTATTGAAGGTGCAACTTGGTCAGGTATTCCATTCACAAAAGTTGTTTGAAGTAAAGAACTATCATCACCTGAAAAATTAAAAAGTTGAAATGGAGATAATTCATCATATTGAGTACCACCATATGTATTGACATTTAAAATACCAGAAATTGTGTGAGATGGTACATTAGGTCTAGCCATTCTAAAATCAAATTTTTCTTCACTTACTTCGTTATTATCATTTTCAAAGTTACCACTTGTTGGTACTCTAACATCTAATAAATTACCTAAATGTGAACGACTTATCCCATCACCAAAAGTATTTCCTTGAACAAGTAACGAATTAAGTAATGGATTTTTTCTATTAAATCCTGGTATAGCTGGGTCTATTTCACCAAAATAAGAGTTGATACCACTCATAAAATCAACTTCTTGACTATCTTCGGACAATGGATTACCTATATTGTCCCAATGTTTTTGAACTAATGGATTAGACGAATATCCCGTATTGTTATGTTCTATTGTTTTATTCACAAGAATACCAAATGGATTTTGATTAATAACTGATTCGTAATCATTAGTAGAAGTATAATTTATTCCTTCACCTGGTAAGTCATCCAATTGACTATGATGGTCTGGATGTGGAGGTAATGAACCACCCGCAGTATCCTCAATACCACCTTGTATACCACCAACATCTACATTGTATCCATCTGGATATTTAGGATTAGATTGAAATGATTGTTGTAATACATCATTCCCATAAATTGGAGATAAATTTTTAGCATCTGTTAAAAATGGATTATTAAAAGGTTTAATTTTATCGTTATCATATATAGGTGAGTTATTTTCTCTACCACTAAAATCTAATTTATCATAAATAACATCAACACCTTCACTTGTTAAGTTACTAATATTTGAAAATGGTGAAATAGATTTACCTTCTTTTTCTAATTTAGCAGAATTATCAAATAACTGAACATCTTTACCTTCTTTTTTAGGAGTAGGATTTGATAAATTTACTTCTATACCTTCCTTTTTAGGTGTTTTGTTTGTTTCTGTATTTGGTTCAATTGTCTCCTTCTTGGGAATATCTTCCATTTTATTAATGTCAGGTGTAGATTTTGTAGGAGTATCTCCCAATTGTTGTATATCAGGACTAGTTTTAAAAGGAGTACCTTTCATCGGTTCTATTCCTTCTTGTCCTTGTTTAGTAGGAGTTTTCATTGGTGGATTTACTTCGACACCTTTTTTCGCAGGAATTTCGTTAGGCTCTATTACAGTCTTACCTTGACGAATAGGGTCTTTCATCATATTTTCGATGTTAGGTAAATTTTTATCAGTTAGATTTTTTAAAGGTTTTCTTTTTTGTCCGGCACCTTTATTAAATCTACTTTCGTTATTTTCCTTTGACACTACTTATCTCCTAAACAGTATTTGTTTGTAATACTCTTATGTCTTCTTTCGAGACTATTGTTTTAGGTTCAGCTTTATTCAAAGCTATTAAAGTACCTTCGGTAAATACTTGTTTTAAAGCACTTAAATCTTCGGCAGTTAGACCACCACCACCAAAACCACCACCAGTAGCACTTTGTACTGCTTGTGAATCGACTCCCATCACCAAGTCACCTTTACTAAATCTTAATGGAGGTTGTCCAGGTCTCAATACAAAGTCTTCCGCAGGTGCACCAGGTGCATTACCCCACATTCCCGCATCTCGAGCCACTATCGATGCATCCAACGCTAATGAAGCGGCAGTACCAGCTCCAGGTGCGACAAGATTAAGTGCATTTGCACCGGCTGAAGCGAACTCCAATCCAGCACCTGCCCAATCACCTTTGATAGCTCTACCTACACCAGCAGCGACACCAACCACACTACCAAGAACTGGTACTTTCTTTAACCACTTACCAGCACCTTTGAACATTCCACCAATTTTACCAAATAAACCTTTACCTTTTGATAATAAACCACCTAAACCACTTTTCAAACCTTTAGCCATAGATGTAATTCCACCTTTTAGTCCTTTAGCTACATTACTCATAGTTTTTGAAAATGCTTTAGCTATACCTTTTGCTAAAAATTTAAGTTTGGAAGCCATCTTCATAAATCCAGCACCAATGAAAGGTAAGTTTTCACCAATCATAGCCAACCTTTCTCCTATTTTTGTAATTGAACCAACTATTCCACCCTCACCATCTTCACCGGCTAACCAAGTATTCAACTTTTGAAATTCAGGAATTAATCCACTAGTTATTGTATCTTGCATATTCTTAATAGCATTAGTAGTTTGAGTTACTCCACTTATAGCATTTTCAGCTTTGATGTCTTCAATGTTTGCTTTTGACATTTCTTCACCAGTAACTTTAGCCATATTATTAACTTCACCTTGTTTGTTCATAAATTTGGATAATTCTGTTACTGATAATCCAATGGCACCTGCTAATGATTTTCTTTGTAATACATCTAATTTTGCAAATTCAGCTGCTCCACCTAATTGACCTACAACATCTTCTACAGCTCCACTAACATCACCTTGTAATGCTTTTTGTCTTGCAGTTTGAAAGTTAAGTTGTTTACCTATCATAACTGAAGCTTCAAATTCTTTATTAATTGAAGTTTCAATATCTAATAAACTATCAGTTATTTTTTCAACAGCGGCTAAATTAACACCAAACTTTTTAGCATTGATAGCGGCAGTTAATATATTCTTACCACCATCTTTAGTATATTTAGCCATCATCTCTGAAGAGTTAGCTACATCTTTCATTACAAATGAAGGAACTACTCCAGCTTGTTCTGCTAATGCGGTAGCCTGTTTTAAATAATCGTCTGTAATGTCTCTACTAACACCAGCAATTATTTCAAAATTCATTTTTAATTTAGCTGCTTCTGCACCACCGATACCTAAAGCTATTCCTAATTTTTCAGATTGAGCTGCTAAATTAATAGCCTCCATCGCACCCACACCTAACCCTTCAGCAATAGGTCCTATGTGTTGTTTAAACTTATCGTAATTTACATCAAGATGTGCACCTTCTTTATTTAATACAGAAACTCTTTCTTGAAGTTCTTTAGATTGAGTAGCCATATAACCAAAGTCTTGACCAATCATATCAGTAACTTTACTGAATCGAGTGAACATTTTAATTGCAAATGTTATCAAAGCAACAAGTATAGTAAACGGATTCATTATAAATCCAACTATCGATTGTCCAATTCCACCCAATGCATTATCTAACGCTTTAGCATTGTCTACTTGACCTTTCAAAGCTTTTTCGGCCGCTTTCATATTATCAAGTATTTTTGCCCTTAATGGAACACCTTTTCTAATTTGATTTAATTGGTCTATCATTGATTTGGACATACTGTGGTCTTGACCTAAAAGCTTTTCTTTTATTTTTAATTTCATTTTTTGAAGTCCAAGACCTATCCTTCCTTTACCAATCATTTTTTCAGCTTCTTTTGCAAAAGCCGAATGTGATTTTTTATTTTTTTCGGAATATAGGGCACTATTAGACAATCCTTCTTCTACTTGTGCTATAGAACTGAACATAGCTTTGGCAGTAGTGTTCATATCCTTAAACCCTTTGCCGGCTTCTGCAACTGTCTTACTGAAGTCTTGAACTTCTTTTAGTCCAGATACAGTATCCTTACCAAAAAGTTTGTGGTCTTTGGTTTGTCTACCTTTTTGTCCACCTATTTCCACTTAAGTTCTCCTATTTCCCACCAAATCGTTTTTCACCATAAGCTAATAAATCATCAAATGTATCACCTTTTGCAAGTTTTACACCAAATTCTTTATAAAATTTAGCGTCAAAATCTTGTCTCATTTTTTTATAATCTTTTTCTATTTTGGCTAATTTCTTTTTATCTTTGCCTATAGTTTTTTTAAGTTTGTTGTATTCTCTTTTTTTAGCAGCTGGACTATTAGGGGCAAATACAGACGCCATAAGGTCAAAAAATCCCTCATTGAGAATATTTGTTTGATTCATATATGATTTTTTCTTACGCATGGTCTTCTCCAAATACAAAGTTTTATTCATATATAAATATAAAGTTGTTGGAAAAATGTAGGAAAGATTAGTGTTTCTTTTTCATTTCCTTGTCCCAATGTTTCTTTTCTTCTTTACGAGTTTCAATCAATTCATTGATATAAAATCTTCGCAGGTAAATGGGCATCTCATAGACATCGGTATGAGTAAACCCTTTACCATAATGTATTAAAGAAAAGATGTCTTGGTGAACTATCTTACGATGCTCTGGAGGTAGGCCAAAAAAAGTCTGCGGTCATTGGTATATCTACCGTGACCGCTTCTCCTTCTATTTCTACTTCTTGTTTCAATTCAATATCTGGAGTTATTTCTGACACCCTTTGACGAAGAGCCAATGAGTCCCTCGATAACATATTTTGAGCATAAGCATTTATAACCTGTTGTTCATTCGAACCATTAACAGATGTTATAAGATGTTTTAATCGTGTTGTAACTTCTCTCGTAGTTCCAACACCGATTTTTTGCATTGATTTCAATTCATCATCTATTCTTTTTTCATCTTGACCATTTAATATTTTAAATGTAATTTTATCTTTAGATGCAGGTAATTCTAATTCAAATTCATTTTTTGAATAATCTACCTCTGGTAATGATTTGTAATCAATAGCAGACAAATCAAATGTATGTTCAAATCTCTCTTCAGTAGTAGGGTTAGTCAATTCAACTGAATATTCAGGTCCGTAAGCTAGTATTCTAACTGCTATCATAATAGCATTTTTATCTCCCAAAAACAAATCATCTATATTAACTCCTGGTGTTGATATTAAAGACGAAAGTAATGTATCAACAACTACACCTTTTTTAATAAGGTTCTGTGATGTAAGGATATCCTCTTCTTTAGCAGTCATATACTTAACTTCTATCTTTCCATCTCTACAAGGATGTCCCTCTGGATATAATTTACCACCACTCGGTAAATCAATTATCTCTGTTGGGAATTTTGCTTCTGTCTTTGGTGCACCTTGAGTGCTTTGATTTTTTGGCTCAGCCATTATAACCTCCTAAATTAATTATGATTTTGATTCAGCTACTGATGCTTGTCTGTAGGATGTAACCAATTTTTTAATTTCACCGATAGCCTTTCTTGCTCGACCACCTGCAGCTTTTGTACCTTTATTTACAAATTTCTTATGATTTTCTTGAAAATCTTCAAAACATGCTTCTATTTGTTCGTATAATTCATTACTACTTGCCATAACTTATCTCCTAATTTATTAAACTTCTATTGCTCTACGATACCACCCTAACCAAAATTTCTCTTGATTTGGTTTATCTATTACTATGTTTGCAAATCGTAACACACGATATGCTCTCACTCTCTCTACACTCAATTTCTGTATAGAGCCCAATGTAGCTGGTCCTAAACCACCATCTACATCAATTTTGTTTCTGTTTTTAGAATTAGCAGCTTGTTGTAAAACCTTAACAGCTCCTCTCCTACCAAAATTAACACACATATCAAAATAAATATGCCTTAATTGTGGAGGAATTTCATCACACTTACCTCGTCTCCAATAGTCTGTATGATATATTTTTTTAGCTTGTTCTTTTGTTAGATTTTTTATGTCCACATCAGGATACCATCTTTTGGCTATTCCGTATTTGGTCTCACCACCGGCATCATCAGGGTCATTCACATAACCACCTTCGTGTTCTAAAACTATTTCTATTATTTCATTAAATGTTGTTAATTTTGACATTTAAAAATACCTCTTTATAATCATTCTTATATAAATATAAAAAACATAAAAAAAACCCCAAAAAATTGAGGTTTTTCTTATTGTGTGGTATGATTGTGTGGTTAAATCTTATTAGAACTGAAGTATTGCGTAATCATATCTCAATGTTAATGATATTTCCACAGGGTCACTTGAAGCCATATCCAAATCACCAAAGGTAACATCTTGACACCAAGCACCTTTTAACTTCCACTCTTCTACTATATCACCAACAGGTCCTAACACTTGAAATGTTACATCTTTTTTATAGAAATCGGAATATCCGTCTCTACCTGTTACTGATTCGTGTGATAATCTTACCCATTCCATAACTGCTTGTGAGGCTGATGGAACAACAGGGTCATATAATGTTATTCCGAGTGTTTGCCAAGCACCTTTTCCTTTTACATATCTCTTTACATTCATATGTTCAAGAGTAACTTCTTCAAATGTTATTTGTGGTCTATTTGCAGTCTTAACTAAATATGCAGGTATACCATCAATTTGCATAAGATATCTATTCTTGAGTTTCGGCTCAAAGGGTGTAAACATTACATCATTTGCATCTACTAATTTTGCCATTTTAATTCTCCAATTCTTAAACCTTTATTAAGTATATTAAAGTTTATAAAACTCATATAAAAACTTTCATATATAAATAGTTAATTTAATAAAAAAGCCCACGAATTTTGTGGGCTTTTTTATATTTTATTCCGATTTATTATTCAGGAAATGTAGCACCTGTAGGTAATACTACAAAGTCTAGAACTATAAATTCAGCTGTTCTTGCAGGTTGAATGAATATCTGTCCTCTCAACTCGTTCCTATCAACAACATCAGGAGTATTGTTTGTTTCATCCATTACAACTCTAAATGCAGTTAAACCACTATTAGATTGTACAGATTCCATATAAGGATTAACAATATTCAAGAATCTATTTCTTGTAGCTGAAGTATTTTGTTCAAATACAAGGAATCTTGAAGAAGAAGCAATAAATTTCCTTAATGCTATTAATAATCTTCTTACATTGATTCTATCAAGTGCTGATGGTTTTGCTTGGAGTGTTTTTTGACCCCATATACAAACACCCTCACCTGGGAATGTTGCGATTGGATTAACTCTACCTTCGTAAAGTGTATCTCTTTCAGAATGAGTTAATCTATCTTTAGCCATAAGAACTTCGTTTAGTCCACCACGATTTAAACCAGCTGGTGCAAACCATGGGTGAGAGACTTTATCTGTAAAAGCGATAACACCAGGAACTACAACTGAAGGTGGCACCCATACATGTTTATTATTTTCATCATCTACTATCTTAACCCATGGGTAATAAGTAGAAGCGAAGTTTGTATCTTCTGCCTGTACAGATGACACTGCTGTTGCTATTGTACCATTATACCCATCAGAGTCGAATGGGAAGAATACATCACCCCTATCTTCTACTTTATCTCTTGTATAAGTATAAATCGCACCGTGTTCAGTTTTTGAAATTCCAGGAGTTACTATCATATTGATATCAATTTCATCTGGATTTGATACTGTAGCTACCGCATTTTTAAATGCAGTTTGACCACCGGATGTCAATGGTTGTGAATGACCTAAACCATAATTAACTCCGTCATTACTTGGACCTCCCCAAAATCTTGGGTCAAATCCATCAGTTCCGCCTTGGAAACCAAGAATAAATTTCTTATGTTCCAATGAAGCAGTAACTGACAATCCACAATCACTTAAACTAAAGTCAGATGCTGTTACTGCTGATGTCACTGTTGATGGTAAAGCTGATAAGTAAGGTAATATGTCTTTCGCATATCCTGTTTTTTCAGTTGAACCACTATCAAAAGCTACTCCCATATGTTCTTTAGAATTATAATCACCAGCTCCACTTCCACTTTGACTAAATTTCAATGGTATGTCTGTTGATACATCACCAGCATCACATTCAACTGGGAATGAATATTTTCCAAATCCAAATGGGACAACATCAGTACCGAGAGTTCCATTATTTAAATTAGAATTTATCGTATCATTAGCTATTCTAATATATTTAGATTGAACTGGATAATCACCAGTAACATCAATCTTCAATGTATTAGTGTTAAATGTTTCTTTTTGGTCACCTATTCTTCTAACCACAAAGTTAGGAGAATCAGGGTCTAAATTACAACCAGCATATGTTTCAAATGCTACTGGTCGTCTATCCGTATCATCAAATTGTCTAACAATAACATCAAATGAACCATAGTCAGAACCTGCTACATCACCAGCTTTCTTAATATTAGCAATAGCGATTTTACATTCTCTATTTGAAGCGTCTCCGTGAGATAATGTTTCAAATTTAAATAGGTTTATTTTACCTGATGTATTTCCAGAAGTTGCTCTACCTGTTCCAATAGCTCCATCTGGTTGACTTTGAATATAAGGTGTTCTTGCATAATGTGAAGCATATCCACCATAAGCAGAAGTTTCTGTACTTAAGGTTAATGGGTCACTTGCACTTAATTTATCAGCTGCACTTTTGAATATCATATGAACATATCCAGGATAAGAATGAGTAGGAGTTGCTCCTACACCTAATACATTACCAATATAATTTGCATCTCCACTATTCAATGACATTGATGGTGAAAAATCATTATTTTTCCATTTGATACCAAAATTACCAGCTGTAAATTCTTCACCAACTACTGTAGAAGCAAATGTTCCATCAGATGATGTTGGGAATATAGCCGCGTATACATTTTGATTTGCACCATTCACACCACCATTTACACCCAATTGACCATATAATCCACCATATACATAATTAGCCGCAGAAGATGCAGATAGTGTAAATCCTACCGAACCATCAAGAGAACCTGTAGTAAAACTGAATGAGCCAGTTGAACCAGCAGTTGCAGCTGAGTGTGATACGGTTAAAACATGTACGAACTGAGCATTACTGTGTTGTGCCCAATTACCAATTTCACTCGCAGCTAACGAAGATGTATTGATTGCACCTATGAATTTTTGAGCTAAAGTTGTTGCTGCAGTTACACTTGCACCATCAACATAAAAGTCTGTATCTGTATTCGGTGATAGTGGAGCTGTATCTATTATAAATCTATAAGTTGTTCCACTAGTTCCAGTAATAGAAATAAAATCTCCATCTGCACCTGTACCACCCAACGCTAAAGACCCAGTAGAACCTACTCCAGCTGTACCAGAACCTTTAATTAATATAGCTTCTGTTGCTGTGTATCCTTCTGTTCCTAAAACTCTAACAATGGTAGCAGTACCGGCATTTTTTAAATAACTCTTTGCAGTATATGGTAAAAAATGTTTTGTATCTAAACCACCAAACTTTAATGTAAAATCTGAATAAGAATCCACTTTCGTTGGAACGAAAGCCGGTCCCTTATTACATGTACCAATTAGTGCCGCACCCAGATTTGAGATGGCGGCTGGTAAAAACGACTGGTCTATCTCATTTGTAAATACACCAGGACTAACTACTCTTTCTGCCATTATATTTCTCCAATTAATTTATATATTAATTTATTTGTCTTTACTATCATTCTCTAATGGTGTAAAAACTCCAGTTGTTGGGTCTAAACTACCTTGACCATATTTCTTTGTTAGTTCTTGAACAAGTTCTTGTTCTTTTACCTGTAAATTAACAAATTCATTCTTAGCTTCAGCATCTTGTCTATCCAAGTCTTCTGCTTGTCTTTGAAAATTTAATTTAGCTATTGATAATCTCCCAAGTTTGTTCTGAACTTTCATGTATGAGTCTTGTAGTTCTTTTAATGATTTAACCTCTTCTTCTGTAAATTTTGTTTCACCTGCCATTTGATATAACCTCCATTTATTATACAGTATTCATCATTAATAAGTATGTATTAAATCGCTCAAACGATTGTTTTTTTTGTACTAATCCTTAACTTCTGGTGTTCTTTTTTGTACATAAGGTGAATTTGATTCAAGATTTTCACTAAATGTAACTCTTCCAGCAGTTAAAGTTTTTTTAGCATTAAATTGTTGTTTTTTAACAAGGTTTGTAATTACTTCTGGAATTAGATATCCATTCAGTTGAACTGAAAAAGTTGTTCTTACAATTCTATCAGTGCCCGCTGAAAGAGAACTTGCGTCTTGTAGTCCTCCTTGTATAGCACATAAAAATCTATAAGAAGTACTATCTCCCCAGTAAGTTTTATTTTGATGTAAAAATTCTTCTGTAACAGTATTCATTTGTTCCATAAATGAAGTCCATATTACAAAATCATAGGTAAGATTGACATATTCAGGTGGACCTGTTACTATGGATTCCATAACAGGTTTAACTCCTTGCTCAACAGAAAATCTTGTATATTGATTATCTTTAGACCACTTTGAAGACCTCATATGAGTTATATATTCTTTATTTAAATCTTGTTTCCAAGAAGGTAGAAGGTCATTAAATTCTAAAGAAGTTCTTCTAAACATAATCATAGGTAATACTAAACTACCATTTTTATCTCTCATCACTCCATTCTTTCTAACATTAGCCCATCTTTCCATATTAGCATATACTAAAGGAACTTTAATCATTTCACCATTTTCTTTTACTCTTAATTTCATAACTTTATTGATATGATTGACAAGAGATGTATCTAAATCTTTTAATGCTATAGAAAAATTATCACTAAAATTATTACCTGGTACAAATGACTTTTCCCTATTACCAACATCATTTCTAATAGTGTCTCCTTTATTAGATACTTGTTCTGCTCTATTAAAATCTAATGGTGGAAATGGATTAGTTATTGGTTTAACAGCCATTATCTAGTTCTCCCCCTACTGTTATCCGTCAGAGAACAACATCTCTGTACTAAATTCTGGCCAGGATTGTTAAAACCATCTGTATTATATGGATACCTCATACCACATGGAACTGTTCCTGGAGGACAAGGTGCTAAAATTTGGTCACCACCTACTGTACCAGGAACTCTCCTCATAGTACCTAATCCAGGCCTTGTACCCAATGACCTTGTTGTTCTTCCACCTATAACATGTATATTTTGTCTAGTATTGGTTACAATATTTTTTTTTCTATTGAATTTACTGAGGTCTTTAGCATTTGTAAAAAATTGTCTTTTACCTTTAGCCATTTTTTCTTCTCCTCAAATCCCGTAATTTATCTAATTTATTATTTACTTTTCCTTTTGTAACCTCTGACTTTACTGCGTTTTTATCAACTTTTCCAATTGCAATTTCTCTTTTTATATCCACTTCAACAGGTCCGACATTTAAAGTTTTAGATTGATTATTTTCTCCATAAATATTTACAGGATTACTACGAATTGAATCAATTTTTTGAGACAACATATTAAATAATCTATTCATATCCAAATTATTATTTGTATTAGTATTAACAACCTGTTCTTTAACAACTTTCTTTTTTTTGTTGTCTAATGTAAAAAATTTCATTCCTGTTTTTAATGGTTTAACTGACATAATTATCTCCTATCCCTACCTTGTCCACCACCACCACCGGTAGTTAGAGGCTGACACACACAATGTTGATAAGTATTCATTCCTAAATAAACCTCACCATCTGATTGGTGACCATACATCATCACAGCTTGGTGTGTAGGAGGACATTCAGTAACCATACCTCCATTAAATCGACATCCTTGCATTCTTTCAGTTCGAGTACCAAGTTGATTCATTATAAATTCAGGACTCGCATGTTGAGCAGCTCTACCCCCACCAGGGTCGTGTTGATTCATTGGATTATTAGGATTATTAGGAATAGTTCTTCTACCGTGAACTGCATTAGATACATTTTTAGTATTTGTTACTCTTCTCGGTCTTCGAGTAAACTTATTTATATCTCTAGCATTGGTTATATATTGTTTTTTCGCCATTTTATTACCCCTACCTACTTCGACCTCTTTGTGACTGAGTACGAGTTACACAAACACATCGCCTCTGTCCAACAGAACCCATCCCACCACCTGCAGGTTGTTCGGAATATGAAATTGTAGCCATATATCCAGGAGGACATCCTACGCCATACCAACCATCAGGTCCTTCACACATTTGAATCCTTATATTATCATCACCAGTGCCCGTATTCTGACCTCTCATACTTTCTTGTCTGATGGAACGAACTCCAGTTGGATTAGTTCTTCTACCATGAACTGCATTCTGAACATCTTTAGTATTCGTTACTATCCTTTTCCTTCCTCGAAATTTGTTAATATCTCGAGCATTTGTAAAGTATTGTTTTTTTGACATTTATATTCTCCTAATGTTTTCTTTCATCAAAATTAATCGAAGATAACCTTGTTCTGTGAGCCGTAGCCCTCACTTGGTGTTTAAAGTTTTGGTGGCCACCTATCAATTGTGGTTCAGTAACACCATTTAATTCCCAATAATAATCATTCCAATCCACAATATCACCGACTTCTGGATAAAAATTAGAACCAGATAATGAATTTCTATGGAAGTATAATTCAATAGAAGCATTAACATCATTACCAAATTCTTCTTCTTCAACTTCAGGTTCATTAAACTGAATTAAACAATTAACTCTAAATCCCTTTTCAAATGTTTTAGCTCCACCTCCGACAGCTTCACCATAAAGATTAGTCTCCGTATCATCAAGAGATATTTTATATATGTCAACAGTTTGACCTACAATTTCATCAATCAATTCTTCATTAAAAGAATCTATCAATTGTATTTCTTTCTGCGGTATAAAAAATGGTTTTTCTGCCATAGTATTATCCTAAATAGATACCAAGTGGTGATTTGTTCAATACCGCTTGGTTCGCATCCGCTCGTTCTTGTTCTAATCTAGCTTGTTCACTTGTACTAAGACTTTCTAAAAGTTCTCTTAATTCAGTTAACAACTCTCCTTTCTCTTCCCTACCTTCACCTTTCAATGCTTCTCCATCCATTGTCACCTCACCATTTGGAAGTGGCATTGAAGCATACTTACTTCTAATAATTCCAAGTAGTTCTTTTGCTAATGCTAAAGTATATTTTCTAATCCATTGTCTACCAGGTCCGTTTATCGTATGATATTTTATAAAGGTAAAAGGAACATTTGATGGGTCAGATACTTTATCTTCAACATAACTTGGAGTTACATCATTTAAGTCATCTTTTATAAAATATTGAAACCATACTTTTTTACCTTCATCTCCCTCATCAGGTGATGGAAATATTTTAACTTTGTTATTATTAATCTGAAAAGAATAATTTGATTTTCTAATATAATCACTTGATTCAATAGCCTGTGACCTCAATACATCATAATATAATGGTCTCATTATAAATGTAGTAGATGGTGAGTATGAACCAAATCCAAATGCATCTATCATATTTCTTTGGTCATACGAACCAGCCATTGGGTCATAAAATTTTGAAATAGCTGCGGGACCTGAATTAAATACTTGTTGTACTACAATTCTTTTATTTGAAGACCCACTTAATTCTGAATGAGTAGCCACAGAAGCACTAAAAGCAGATTGTAAATCATAGTCTTGAATCCCATCAGATAATGTTATTGAAGCACTATATAAATTAGCTGTCCCACCGACACCCGCATTTTCACCATAAGTTTCTGATAAGGTAATAGTAGCACCCATACTTGGATAAACTGGATTATGTTTTTGTGAAGAACCTGAAGTAAAAACAGAACCTGATATAGAAGCACTTGTGTTAGCATATTGACTCCAATACCAATTTTTCATATTATAATTATTTACTTGAGTTGAATACTCGTGAATAGCTTCTTCAAAAACTGCATATATTGAAGCACTATTAAATTCTAATTGCATTACAGGGTGACCCAATCTTTTAGCTACCCAATTACATATACTCACACTTTCACTACAAAAAGTCAAATCATCGGTATAAGAATTTAGTGGTGTTCCTGTTAAACACGCATTAGAAGATTGGTCAGGGTCTACATATATATACTGAAATTTATCAGCCATTAATATTCTCCAAAATTAGATATTTTCGTTCATTTATAAATATCAAGTAAAACAAAAAAGGGTGAGATATTTCCCACCCTTTTAAGTTTAAGTTGTAATTAAGTTAACCCTAATTAAACTGTTTCTAGTCCATGAACTTGAACGATACCATAGAACTCTGGTCTCACCATTTTCTTAGCATAACGAGTCATTACGCCTTTTCTTGGTGTGAAGTTATTTGGATCGTATACAAGAGGAGTCATAATCAATGGAACATATGGAGCGTAAACCGCACCTGTTTCAAGGAAGTTTGAACCTCTAAATCCTACTAGGATTTGATTTTCTGTCATATAAGGATTCTTATAAACAGTCCATCTGTTTTTCAATGAACCGATGGCTTGAACACCCATAGCAAAGTTTGCTTGAGTACCATCTGTAGCCGCTGCATATCCAGGAATAGATTCAAGAATTGTAGCAACATCAGGAGAACATACTAAGAAATTAGCACCACCTCTTAATGTTAACTGATGAATCTTATTGGATACTCTTTGGATTTTAGTTCCAAGAGTCTGGAACCATTCACCTTGAGTATATGCAGATGAACCACTAGAAAGTTCGCTAAACGAAGTTTTCTCAGCATTAAGTCCGTGTCCAACTTTAGCAGACCAATAATCAACAGTTTGAGCATCTGATATTAACATATCAAGTATTTCTAAATCAATTTCCATTGAAATGTATTCAGATAACATTGATGTTAATTCAGCTTCTGCATCAACACTATGATAAGCATTAAGGTCTTGAGCTAGTTCTGGAGTCCAGATTGCTTTTAACTTACGAGTTTTAGCAACTATAGTTTGAGATTTCATCTCAAGGTTAACTTCAGGTATATTCAAGTCAGCATCAACTGATGATGGTGAACCTGGATATTTACCTGCCTCAAAATCACCTCTGTCAGAAGCAGTTGGTGTTTTGAAGTATTTAATAGTCCAAGCTGAACCAGTACCATGTGAAAGAGCTGTTTTAGCCATTCCCAAAGCACCATTATTAACAACGACTTCTAGGTCAGCACCATTAGATGCAACTTGTGTGAATCGTGGAACTACAGAACCAGAAGTGTTACTTGTAATTGTCCAAGCTCTTACAGATTGAACATCAGCGTTAGAGCCAGTAGCTCCACCTGATATTGTGAATGTTGCAAGTTTACCTGCATTTGATGCTGAATATTCAGAATCGAAGTCAAGTATTGATAGTGAAGCGGAATTAATTCCACCAAAACCACCACCTGCAGCACCTGCAGAAGCATGTGAAGTTAATGAAGCAGTCGGCATCGTATATTCGAACTGACCTGCTCCGTATAAACCATTGTCAGGGTAACTACCTGATGAACCTAACGGAGAATTAGGACCTACTTTTCCTAACATAGATTCTGTACCATCGGTATTTCTTGCTTGTGCAAAAGAACTACCATATTTAAAATCTAGATAGAAAACAAGACCTGAAGGAAGGTTCATCGGTTGTACACTAACAAACTCTTGTGCTGATATTTCAGCAAATATTCTTCTGACCAATGGAAGGGCAACGCCACTCCATTCTTCAGAATCAGCTGTTGTGCTTGTTTGGGAAGCTTCTTGAATAAGCTGTTTAGCTTGGTTTTCAAGTAGGATAGACATAGAAGATCTTTCATAATCTTTATCTAAACCTTCAAGAAGACCTGTTTTTTCCCATTTAGAAACTAAAGCTTTACTTTCTTCTTTAAGTTTCTTATTTGGGTTAGCTCCTAACAAAGCATCTTTAATGTAATTTGACATTTTAATTTCTCCTCAAATTATGTTATTTGATTAAGCCGGCCAATTTCTTAAATCGGTCAGCAACTTTATTTTCTTCCGAAATGATTTTCTTTGGATTACTTGGTTTTGTTGAACCAGTACTCTTAGAAGAACCACCTACGGACTCTTTTACTATTTTTTTCTTTGAAACATTCGAATTTTCTTGTAATTGTTCAGCAATTGTAGAATAAACAAGTTTGATTTCTCTAACTGTTTGAGCTCTATCAAAGTTTTCAACAACTTTCAATTTCTGGTCATTATCAAGAATAAATTCTTTAAACAATTTGTTTGTAAACAAAAGTTTAGCATTTAAGATGTTCACTTCGTGAAGTTTGTCTTTTAAGAAACCAACAGCTTCTTTGTATTGATTTAATTCATCATATACTTCTTTAAACTCTGCCTTCTTAACGCCAGTTCCATCGATATCTTCTTCATCTTTATTAGAAGCATAATTTACTTTATTATCTCCAGAACCAATACCAGAAGTTTGAGATTGTTCATCTACTTTTTCTTCTTCGTCTGATTCTTCGTCTTCTTCTTCTGTGAATAAAGATTCGTCTATTTCATATTCTTGTTCACTATCATCTTCATTAACTGGAGAATCTTCTTCTTCTGATTCATCTTCTGTGATTTCTTCATCACCATTAGACTCTTCTTCTTCAGAAATTTCATCTTCCAATTCTTTAATAACAGCTTCTAAGTCAAGATTAGACTCATCGACTTCTTCTTCGTCTGATTCTTCTTCGTCTTCTTCTTCAGACACAACAGGTGCGTATTGCACACCATTAATTTCGATAATGCCTTCATCGACATCATCTTCGTCTTCATCATCGCCGAAGTCATCATCACCAGCTGGTACCTCTTCATCACCACCTTCTTCGTCTCCGTGTTCGTCATCGCCGAACTCTTCGTCTTCGTAAGTGCCTTCTTCAGCAGGTACTTCTTCTTCATCATCATCTGCTTCCTCTTCTTCATCTTCTAAAACAGGCTCACCTTCTTCAAGTTCGTCCTCTTTAAGTTTAGCAGATAACATTGACTTCAACTGAGGTGTGAACGCTTCTTCTAATGCTATTTTTGCATTTTCTAAAGCTGTCTCACGAACTGCTTTTGCATCCGCGATTGCTTCTTTTAAAATATCACCCATGATACTTTTCTCCTCAATTATGTTTTATTGGAATATAGTTATTAGGAACTATAATATAGTTATTCGGGTATTTAGACACCGTATATAATCGACAGTGTATTATAGTTTGTGTATATAAATATAAGTTTTTATAAAAAATTATTAAAAATTAATAACTTTTATTTTCTTTTTGATTTTTATATTTATTTCTTAATATGGCGAGATTTTTTCTTTCTCTTTTTAATTTAGATGGTTTTTCATAATAAGATTTTCTTTTTACATCTAAAAATAAATTACTTTCTTTTATTTTTTTCTTCAGTCTTTTTAATGCAAATTCTACATTATTATTAACAACCGTTACTGACAACCCAGGAGGGTCTTGTATTCTTTTTCTTTTTTTATGAAACCTTTTTTTACCTTTATTATAAGCCATTCAGCCCCCTACTAATTTTTAGTTAATTCTTCTTTATGTTTTAGATATTCTTTTGCTAAATATCTTTCTCTTCCGTATGCCGCTTTTGACCATTTTTTAACAATTGACTTTGGCATTTGTTCATAGTCTTCAGCTAAATTATTATTTACAAACCAAGCTACTCTTCGAGCATCAGCATGTGGTATTTTTTTGTATCTATTCTCTTCAAGAGTTTTCATCCAAACTTTAATTTCTTTTACAGTTGACCTTCTTGGTTTTACTGTTTCACTTATGATATTGTTTCTTATCATAAGTGATTCATCTTTTTTACTTTTTTTACCTTTTTTACCTTTAGAACCTTTAGCTCTCCCCCTTCCTTTACCTCTTCCTTTTCCTTTAGCACCTCTACCTCTTCCTCTACCTCTTCCTTTACCAGAAGATTTACCTGAACCCCATCCACCTTTAGCAGATGCAGTTCCTCCTTTTGCAACAGTTTTAGGTACATCAATAGTTGCCCTTTTACCAAACGATTCTTCGTCTTTTTCTCTAGACTTTTGAAGGTCTATATCTTTAGCTGTAACCGTATCAGCATCTTGTGTTACTTTTGATAGAGCTGAAGATTCAGCAGATTGTGCTGATGTATGTTTATCAGTATACTCTGCTTTTTTATCACTCCAATCAGACCATTCAGGATTATCTATATTAGGATTAGTTGTATCTCCAGTCGACCATTGGTCTCTTCCTGGTTGACCTTGAGCAGTTGATAAATCTGAAGCACTACCATAACCATAATTAGTTGCATAACTTGTCTGTTGTGTAGTTGGATTTGTAGTTGCTTTTGCTGATGTAAATTGGTCTCTACCAGATACAGTTTGAGCGGTTGAGTAATCCGAATCAGTTCCTTGTCCATATTGAGTTGCATATGAAGTTGATGTTGGATTAGTTGTTTTTTTGGGGTCTGCTAATGAACCAACTTTTGTTTTTCTATCTGGACTTACACCACCACCTTTTTTTATTAAATCTGAAAGTTCTTGGTAACCACCCAAACCTACTATTGTTCCTTGACCAAATGTTTTTACAGCTTTACCATAATTTACAGTAGTAGGTGCAGATTTAGATATTTGTTGACCGGGTTGTAATGTTTTTTGAGCTTTAGCATAATCTTGTGCAGAACCAACACCATATTTAGTTTTTCCTCCTTTTCCACCAGTAACAACTGACCACCCCAAAGCAGGTATCGCTGCTTTAGGACTTGGGAGATTAACTGTTTGCTTCGAAGTTGGATGTGTCCAAGATTGAGCAGTTTGTGTTCCATATTCCCAACCAAATTTTGGTTGAGTTTGACCTTTACTTAATGTTGTTGTTTGAGATGAATAAGGGTGAATCCATTTTGATGAATCAGTTGTAGTTGTAGCCTGTCTATATTGCCAACCTTTAGCAGGTTGAGTTTCACCTTGACCTAATGTTGTTGTTTGAGATGAATATGGGTGAATCCATTTTGTTGTATCAGGAACATCTTGTGTTGTCGCCTGTCTATACGACCAAGCTTTATCAGGTTGAGTTTCACCTTGACCTAATGTTACTACATCACCAGTAATTGGATTTTTCCATCTCGTTGTATCAGGTATTTCAGATGCAGGTTCATCAGCTGTATGTCTATCAAGGGTATCTTTAGCAGTTTTTGTATCTTTTTGAGCAACTTCCCATCCTGATAAAGATTGTTGATGTTTAGTTTTTGCAATATGTAAAGCGTGTTCCGCATCTGTTGTTGCTCTACTTGCAGGAGGTTTACCCTTTGGATTCTTTTTAGCAACTCTCGTAACTGCGCTAGTTCCGGTAGCTTCTATTAAAAATTTTCTTATTACTTTTCTTAAGGTAGACTCTTTTATAAACATCCTTTTCATATTCTCATCTCCAAAATAATTATATAAATTTATTAAAAGAACTGATAGGTTTAAACTGATTTGTATCATTTTTAAAATTATCAATTTCTTTATCGGTCATTTTAACTACATCGTCATACACAATTTCGGTATCACGATAAGCTTCTCCATGTGGAGTTATTGCATCTTTAATTTTCTTTTCATATTCTTCTATAGCTTTATACAATAAATCCATTTTTGGTGTTATTTTTTTGTTGTGTGTAGTTATTTCTTCTCTCCAATCTAATTGGTATTGTAATAACTTTTTCAAATCTCCAAATTCAGGATGAAAAGGACCTGAAAATAACATATCAATTCCTTGACCCTTTGCACCAGAGTGTCCTTCAACACCACCAGAATCTTGTTCCAATAAATTTACTAATTCTTCTAGTAAATTACTCTTCACTTGACTCTTCTTCATCTTCCTCTATGAGTTGTGCTTCACTTAAACAACCTCTTGCGACTGCTGTGTGAGCATCTTCAATTAATTTTATTTCACTAACTGGTATTGGGAAATTTTCTCCATCAAATTGTTCTTGGAATACATCCATAAATCCTGTAACTAATGATGTTCCACCACCAATTACAATTGGAACTGCATCTGGAAAACTCGGCATATTATCTTTAGCTTCAAATTGAACTTTGAGGTTTGTTAAAAGATAATTAACCAATGCACCATAGTAAGAACGAATAGCATGTAATACATTTGCCTCGTCACTACCTTCACCATAAATATCAGCTTCAACACCCTTACTTAAATTTAAGTTGTTTGAAGATTCTTTTGCATTTTGAACTTTAGCCGGTGACAATCCAGTATCAGCAGCTACATTTTGGTCAATCCAATCACCACCTCTTGATACTGAAAATGATAATGCAGTCATACCTTGATACATTACTGCTATATTACACATACCAGCTCCCATAGAAATTGCTATACCAGTTAAGTCATTATCAACTAAACCTTCATATCCAATAGCAACTGCCTCTTCAATTACTTTAGTTTTATATCCATATCCATCTATAATAGTTTTTAACACATCTTCGTGATAAGAAACTTCTCTTTGTTGGTCAATAGGTTTTGAAGGTACACAATAAACACACACCTCTTTACCTTTAGCCTTACCTAACAATTCACCAACAATTGCATTTAATACAGGTAGTGCATCTTTTTCTTCTGGATTTAATAATCCACTTTTCATTGGTCTTTTTAATTCTGTTTGAGAAAATATCTGTGCGTAATTAAAAGCGTGTTGTCCAACGATATGAACTTTTCCACCCTTTTCCACGAATGGTATCTTCTGTCTTTTTAACATTCGTTTAACTTGATTTACATCACCATCTACTGTTAAGAAAGCATTTCTTTGTTTTTTAATACTATCTTCTGTAGCTGTGATATAAAAACTTGTTCCACAATCTAATCCTTTTGCCATAATTTACCTCTTATTTTCTTTTTGTTATAACCGCTTTTTTTAATACTTTTAATAATTGTTTTTTTGATGATTTAGAAGAACCACTTGGTTTCATACCTTGTTCTTCATCTCTTATATCATCCAACAGACCATCAATTTCACCATAATATTTTTTATCCAAATTGAGTCCATTAATTAAATCTTCTAAATCACCATACGCATCATATTTCATAGTGTCCGATATAGTTTTCATAAGTTTTGGACTAGCGCCTTCATTTAACAAATATCCACCACCAATCCTTTTTAAAGTTTCTTTTAATGTTTCTTTCATTGTTTTATCCTCTCGGGTTTAATTTATTTTGCATTGCCAATTCTATAAATTTATTATAATGTTTTGGAAGAATTGATATTACTTGGTCTCCACCTCTTGATTTTAAAGCTTTGACATCATAATCTTTATCTATTTTTAATTTTAATTGTTTAATCATTTTAGATACTTTAACTTTTGTTTTCATATCATT